TGATGTGATTCTTAGTATAGTGGAGATAGTATAATGGCTGATACATTTATGGGGCAAAGCATCACCGACATGGTGAACCAAACTGATGCTAGATATTTTTACGGATTGCGTAGAACAGATGATGGCGAACTTTTCTTTGCAAAAATTGACCAACTTCATGCAGGAGAAAGCCTACAATTAAATGTAGAAGGAGATCCAGCAAATAATTATGAAGACTTTGAAATGGGTGAAAATTTTTACGAAGGCAGAAATGTAAATCATGAAAAAACCTATGAAAACTTAAAATACGAACAGTATAAATGGGATAATAGAAGTTTGCTCTATTTTATAGATGATAGTGGAAATTTATGCATTAAAATAAATGAGGAACATACATACCCAACAGGAGTATAATAAATACATAAAAGGTTGTAAAAAATGGCAGAATTTAAATTAAGTAAAATAAGATTTAACTGGAAAGGCACGTGGAGTAGCGGTACAGACTTTATCGTAGATGATATGATAGAGTACAACGGCTTTACTTATGTTGCTTTAAGAACACATACATCAGCAGAATTTTACAACGATCTTGTAGGAACTGATGTTACACCGGCTAAACCAAAATGGAAAAAACAATCAGAAGGTAAGAGCTGGAAAAATTTATGGGCAGTCAGCACTTATTACTCCATAGGTAATTTAGTAAAATATGGTGCGTCGGTATATGAATGTACAGAGGCTCATACGTCTTCCGCAACTTTTTCATCTGCAACAGACGGTTTGATAGCTGACATTAATAAATGGACATTGGTTGCTGTTTCATCCGCTGATTGGAAATACAACTGGACAGTAAGCACACTATACAGAATTAACGATCTTGTAAGATATAATGGTAAGGTTTATAAATGTACTGCTCAGCACGTTTCAGCCTCAACTGTTTTAGCTGGACTTGAAAATGATCAAAGCAAATGGACAATTTTATCTGACTCAGATACTTGGAGAGGCACATGGTCAATTGGTACAAGATATAAAACAAATGATATTGTCAAATATGGTGGTATAGTTTATAAATGTATCACAGGACATACTTCAGCAGACAACACTACATTAGGTTTAGAAGAAGATCAATCTAAGTGGGAAATACAAAGTGAAGGAATAGAATACGTAACTAGAACAATCTCACAAACTGGAGAAATAACAGGTGTTTGGCAGGCTGATTATAGATATAAGAAAAATGATATTGTTAAACGAGGTGGCAATATTGTTAAAGCATTAAGTGGACATACTTCAACAGTAGGTGATGCAGGATTTAAAACTGATTTCGATGCTGGTAAATGGGCAACATATCTTCCAGGTTCTGAATATGAAAATGTTTGGGCAGATAGTGTATATTATCAACCAGGAGACCTTGTACTTTATGGTGGTTACATTTACAAATCATTAAGTTACAACGTTGGATATAAACCATCACAATGGCCTACAGACTGGAACGTTACTTTTGAAGGATATAAATTTAGAAATGATTGGAACAATCAAGGATCAGCAGATAGTTCAGCAATTATAGACTATAAAACAGGCGACTTTGTAAGATTACAAGGTAGCTTATATATTGCTATACAAGATAGTACAAACTTACAACCAGATCAGTGGCCAACTTACTGGGAAAAAGTTATTGACGGTAGAAACCATAGAGACTATTGGGAAGATAATGAAGAATACTATGCAGGTGATATTGTTTCATGGCAAGGTTCAGCGTATGTTTGTTTGAAATATCATAGATCAACTGAATCAGCTTCGAGACCAGATCTCGATGTTGAACAACCAGATCAAAATTATTGGAAGTATATGATAATTGGTACGAGAACAAACAAACTTGCAAGAAAAGGTGATCTTAAAACTTTTGAAGATCAAGACTCAACTGCTGTTGATACACAAAGATTAGCAATCGGAACTACAGGTCAAGCATTAAGAGTTACTGGCGGTTTACCTTCTTGGGATACTATTGATTTTCAAAGAAAAGTTTATTATGTAGCAGAAAACGGAGTTGATAATGCCGCACAAGGTGGTACACTAAATGCTCCATTTAAAACAATTAGATTCGCATGTAATTACCTATTAGAAGATGAAAACAATAGAGTAGGTATTGGCGCAACTATACAAGTAAGTGCAGGAGACTATCCAGAAATTTTACCTATTAGTATTCCAGCATTAACTGTTGTTCAAGGCTCAGAGTTAAGATCAACTACAATAAGACCAGCGATTGATGGTGTAGATGTAATTAAAGGTGAAACTACTGTTGCAAATCCTAATCCAGATAATTTAAATATTCCTACAAATAATGTAAACTCTAATATGTTCTATGTAAGAAATGGTGGAGGTATTAGACAATGTACACTTAAAGGTTTAACAGGTACACTTGGCGCCGCTAACACATATGGTACAAAAAGACCAACAGGTGGAGCGTTTGTTTCATTAGATCCAGGTACTGGAACAACAGACACATCAGTTTGGATCGCGACTGCTGACAAGATGCAGTATACTCCAACTGGAGGTTCTTATAATCCAGCAACAGGTGTAATGAGTTTAACAATACCAACAGCAGAATACACACCAACTACAGGTACAACATACGATCCTGCAACAGGTATTATGAAATTAGAATTTGGCACAGCACACGGTTTAGCAGTTGGAGAAGAAATTACATTTGATAACAACAGTATAACTTTTACATGTGCTAAAGACAATTATGCGACAACACATACATATCCAAGAATTACTGATCCTGCTTACGGTGAAAAGCGTAAGGTTATGGCAAAAACTGCAACTAGTATAACAGTAAATGTAGGAATTAATCCAGACGGTGTGTACGATCATAGATTTGTTAGTTCAGATAACGGAGCAGTAAATTGGGCTCATAATATAAAAGTAGGACAAGCAGTAACTATTGATGCAGGTAGTTTGGTATGGACCTGTGCGATGGACAGTCATCAAACAGATCATCCTTATCCAAGAACAACTGACCCTTACTATAATAAGAAAATTTTAATTACAGGTGTTGGTGCAACTAGCATTACAATGAATGTTGGAATAAGTTCAAACACATCTGCACATTTATTTAAAAGTGCATCAGCAGGTGCAGTTAACATGGAAAGAATACAATCTGGTAAATCTCCATATATTCAAGGAGTATCAACAATAGGAGATAACTGTGTTGGTATGAAAATTGACGGAGCACTACACGGAGGCGGAAACAGATCAATCGTTGCTAATGACTTTACACAAGTATTGAGTGATGGTATTGGCTACTGGGCAACTAACTTAGGTAGATCAGAGCTAGTTTCTGTGTTTACATATTACGCACACATAGGTTATCTAGCTGAAAACGGCGGTATAATGAGAGCAACTAACGGAAATAACTCTTACGGAGATTTTGGATCAGTTGCTGAAGGTTATGATACAACAGAAACTCCACAAACCGTTACAGTGAACAACAGGACCGGCGAAGCCGCAGTTGAAGATCTACTTGTAGGTAACACAAATGTTTTAGCACTTGCATATAACAACAATGGACAAACTTATACAAGTGCAACAGCGTCAGTGACCCAAGCAAACGGTACTGGTCTTGACATGAGATGGAAAGAAACTAGAAACGGTGCAATTGATAGAATTATATTAGATCTTCCACCAAATGATGCAAGTACCAACATAGGTGGTAGAGGATATAAATTTGCATCCAATAATGCACAAGGTGGAGACACAGATCAAATTACACTCGCGGCATCGGAGGCAAGAACAGCGGCACAAATGAATGGTTTGAGAGTGTATCTAAAAGGTGGAACAGGATCAGGACAGTATGGTTACATTTGGAATTACAATCCAGCTTCAAAAGTTGCTATGATTTACAGAGAAAGTGATCAACAGCCGGGTTGGGATAATATTGTTCCAGGTAAGGTATCAGCAACTGTGCTTGATGCTACAACAGAATATGAATTTGAACCAAGAGTAAGTTTCTCAGATCCACCATACGCACAAACTAACAACTCTTTGGCGGCAGGTGCAAGTGATATAGGTTACTCAAGCGGTACAGGACATTTTTACTATGCAGTTACAGGAACATCAAACTGGTGGGTATCAACCGATGGTTCACTTTGGACAGAAAGAAATACATCTGCTTCATTAGGAAGTAGACAATGGACACATTTCAGTAAAGATGGAATGTTGATTGCAGGCGTGGCAAATAACGATGCAATTATGGGATTCTCAAATGATGGTATTGTTTGGGACACATCAAATATAGGCACAGCTCATCCTTGGACAGGAGTACAATTAGGTGGCTCAGATGGTAAAACTATTATGGCAGTCGCTGATGGTACAGCAAATATTTACAAAGCAACCTTGACAACAGACGGAACATCAACTGTTGTTCCTTCAAGTTGGTCAAACACCGCGGGTGCATCAACTGATATAGTAGGAATTGCCTACGGTGCAGGCAAATGGATTGCAATAGGTAAAACAGGAACAACCAGTGTATCAACAGATAATGGTGCAACTTGGTCATCAGGGGCGGCAGTAACTCTAGACGGAACTGAAGAATACAGTGACATAGTGTTTGGAAATAACTGTTGGGTTGCGTCTTTGGACAATGCAGATAGAATAATTTATAGTGCTGATGGAAGCACTTGGTATGATTCAGGACTAGTTGGAGACTCAGGTAGAGAAGACTGGAAAGTTGCTTATACTCAAGGCGTGTTCCTTGCAGTAAGTTCAACAGGAACTACTTTACAATCTGACAACGGCTATGTTTGGAAAATAAAAGGAACAACAGGTAACCTGACAACTATTACAGGTGGTTTGAAAAATAATATGCCAGCATTTGTTGGAAGGAATAACACAACAACTGGAAATATCATTACAACAGGAGCAAGACCAGTTGGTAGAGTTGAGATTGCAAATGGCAAGATAGATAAATTTAAATTATATGATCCTGGTAGTGGATATGCTGTTGCACCTACAGTCACAGTTTATGATCCTGAAGAATATGGAGAGCCATACTATACTGTTTCAATTAAAAATGGTGTGTTACCTCAACCAATATTCTATAACAGAGGTACAGGATATCAAAGTGCCTTGATTGCACTTACTGGTGATGGATTTGCAGAAGAACTGCAAATAGGTAACCAAATGAAAGTCTCAGGTGTAGATGCTATACCAGGTCCTGGAGCAAACTTTAGAATTTCAGGACAAGATAATGTAATTTACAGAGTTGTAAAAGTTATAGCTACAAGTGGTACAGCACCTAACATTGAAATGACATTCCAGATATCACCGTTACTGACAAGAGCAACTGCTCCTGCACATGGAACATCAGCTACTATAAGAGAGCGATATAGCCAGTGTAGATTGACTGGACATGATTTCCTAGACATAGGTACAGGTAACTTTACAAATACAAATTATCCTGGATTGTATGTATTTGGACAAGAATTAGCTAACGAAACTGAACAAGCAAATGAAGTAGTAGAATCAAATGGTGGTAGAGTATTTTACACAAGTACAGACCAAGACGGTAACTATAGAGTTGGTGAACTATTTAGAGTTAGCCAAGCACAAGGTGGTGTTACTCTAAGTGCTGACTTCTTTGACTTAACAGGATTAAGTGAATTAAGATTAGGCGGTATAAGTTTAGGCGGATCACAAGCAACAATTAATGAATTTTCAACAGAAAATACTTTTGTTGCATCATCAAACAGTATTATACCAACACAAAAAGCACTCAAATCCTATATTGAGAACAGATTTACGGGTGGTGGTGCAAATCTATTTACAAACGAACTTACAACTGGACAAATTAAGCTGTCTGGAACAACAATTTCCAACACAGCTGGATCTAATGTTCCAGATGCAATGACAACAGTAAACCCACAATTTATTGTAAATGGACCACTGGGCGGTGGGTTAGCGGCCCTAAATATGTTCTTCTCAGGCAGAACTGAACGAGATGAGTTTAACGGATAAAGATAAATATGTATAATACCAAGAACGGAGCAAACAATGGCAGAATTTAAATTAGGTAGAATTAGATTTATATGGAAAGATAACTGGGCGGCTTCTACGGCTTATCTAAAAGATGACGTTATTAGATATGGTGGTAGAACTTACGTTTGTGTTACTGGACATACTTCAACATCTAACTTCTATACGGATGTTTCTAATTGGAACAATTTCAGTGATGGTACACAATGGAAGTCGGATTGGTCACAATCAACTTTTTATAAAATAAATGACATTGTGAGATACGGTGGTATCATTTACCTATGTAAAACTGGACATACAGCACAATCAACACTAGAAGCTGACCAATCTAAATGGGATCAGTTTGCTACATCAATTGACTGGAAAGATAATTGGGTAGCAGGAACAGTTTACAAAGCAAACGACTTGGTAAAATATGGTGGAAACATTTACATTTGTAACACTGGTCATACTGCCGCGGCCACTAATGCACTTGGACTTGAAAACGATATTTTAAAATGGGATTTATTTTCAGAAGGTCAAGATTGGAAAACTAATTGGGCAATCAATACAAGATACAAAGTTAATGACATTGTAAAATATGGCGGAACGCTTTATGTTTGTAACACAGGGCATACTTCAAATGCAACTGCGGCAAACGGTCTTGAAGCTGACCAAGCCAAGTGGGATTACTTTAATAAAGGTATTGAATACTTAGGTGAATGGGTAAATGCTTACAGATATAAAATTAATGATGTTGTACTTTACGGTGCGACACTTTGGATTTGTACTACACAACATACTTCAGTTGTATCCAATCCAGACTCTCAATTAGGAACATTACAGGCTGATATTACAAATTGGGACAAGTTTGTTCCAGGTTTAGAATTTGAAAACAGTTGGCAAGGTGATGAAAGATATCAACCAGGTGACTTTGTTACTTACGGTGGTAATCAATATGTTGCAAATCAAAACGTATATGGTGAACTTCCTCCGTCAAGTGCAAAATGGGATCTTGTAACTTCAGGATTTAATTTAAGAGGTGACTGGGGTGCAGATTCAACAAATGAAGAATATAGAATCGGTGATGTTGTAAGACTAGGTGGTTACACTTATGTTGCAACAGCTAACAGCACAGGACAGCGTCCACCAAATACAACTTATTGGGGAAGATTAAACCAAGGTATTGAATGGAAAGACACATGGGCAACTGCAACACTTTATGATGCAGGTGATGCCGTGCGTTACGGTTTAATAAGTTATGTTTGTGTGTTAGCACATACTTCGGATACTCCAAAAAGACCAGACAATGATACTTCAGGAACTTATTGGAAAAACTTGGCATCAGGTGCTGAGGAAAGTTCAATTACTACACAGGGTGATTTACTCTACTACGGTGGATCAGGTCCGACTAGATTACCAATCGGTAAGGAAGGTCAAGTATTAAGCGTAAGTGCAGGCGGTTTACCAGAATGGAAAGACTTTGGTTCTACACCAGATGTTTATTACGTTGGTACAAATGGTGCCGATAATGCTTATCCAACAAACGGTGCAACATTAGATCGTCCTTGGAAAACAATTAGAGCGGCTTGTGAAGCAATCGAAGCCGGTGCAAGAAATCCTAATGCTGGTTACTTGTTAAAAGTAAACAGAAGATTTATTGCATACGAAACGGCAAAATGGGCAAAAAGACAAATTATTACACAAACTTCACCGTTCTTTATTGGATTTAGTTTTAATGAAGCGAAGTTTGAAAGACTAGCGGCATTTGCCATTGATGCATTAATTATCGATCTTACAAAAGGTGGAAACAGAGAAACACGTAGAGTTGCTCAAGCAATGAAAGATAATGTAAGTGGTGATTACTTTGACACAGGTTCAGAATCGCAAAACGTTGCGGCACTTAACTTTGTAATTAGTATTGCAACAGATGTTATTAATAGTGCAACACCGTCAGCAGACTATCAAGCACTTGATGGTGTAGCTTCAGGTGATAGATATTTTCAAATTAAAGATGCAACTAACTATCCAGCAGAATCGGGTGCTGTTGCAGAAATAACAGCTAACATGGTTTTAATTACTTCAGCTGTTTCACTAGGTGCAGGTTACACTATTCCAGCAGAAATATTTAAGCATACAATTATCTTTGTAAAAACTGGAGAGTATAAGGAAGTACTTCCTATTAGAGTTCCAGAAAGATGTGCAGTACAGGGTGACGAACTACGTTCCACTAAGGTATTACCAGCAGGACAGTTAACTACTGATTCAAATGATACAACATACAGCAAAGCTGGTATACTGCATATGAAATCAATAATTGATAACATTGTTGAAGGTGCTACAGTAACAGCTCAAACAGGTAATGCATTATCACAGAATCAAACTAAACCATTTAGTACAACAGCAGTAGGTGATATACTTGAAGAATTATGTCAAGAATTACACGATAAAATAAACTTTGAAATTAGTGGTGCTTCAGGTGATTCAACAGCACCTTTGTTTAGAGGAAATAACACAAGAGTTGACGATTTAGATAAAATGTCAGCTATTAGATTATTAGAATTAAACAAAGATTTTATAGCACGTGATGTTACAAAATATATTACTGTAAACTATCCGTCATATAGTTTTGATAGTGTGGCATGTGAAAGAGATGTAAGAGCTTATATAAATGGATTTATTTACGATTTAATTTACCCAGGAAATTATCAAACACTTATGAACGGTATGTACTATGCCAACTCTGCAAGATCAGGTGGATCTATATTAGAAAACATGTTCTTGTTTAGAGATGCAACAGGTTTAAGAAATATGACTGTAAGTGGATTAACTGGTACATTGAGTTCAGCAAATGCATACGGAACCAAGCGTCCAACAGCAGGTGCTTATGCATCTTTGGATCCAGGATGGGGTCCAGATGACACAAGAACTTGGATTACTACACGTTCTCCATATGTACAAGGTGTAACCACATTTGGTACAGCTTGTGTAGGTTTAAAAATTGATGGAAACATACACAATGGTGGTAACGATTCGATCGTTGCAAACGACTTTACACAGGTATTAAGTGATGGTATTGGTGCTTGGGTTACAAACTTAGGTAGAGCAGAACTTGTTTCTGTGTTCTCATACTATGGACACATTGGATATCTTGCAGAAAACGGTGGTAAGATTAGAGGTACAAACGGTAACTGTTCATACGGTGACAAAGGTGCTGTATCAGAATTTATTGATGTTACAGAAGTGCCAATTACAGGTGGTGTAGACAATAGAAAATCAGAAGCTCAAATTGGTAGAGCATTAACTGATGGTAGTGCAATTATTCACTTTGAATATACTAACGCAGGTAATAATTATACCAACTCATCTTACACAATAACTGGTAACGGTTATGGTGCGGTTATTTCAGGTGGTAACTATGTCAACAATGGTATCTTTGAAGTTAGACTTAGAAATCCAGATGATGGTTCAACATTTAACGAAACAGATGTTAACCAAGATGGTTCATTAAACGATCCAGATACGATTGGTGGTAGAGGATATGTTTCAAGTGAAAATACTGCACAGGGTGGTAATGCTACTACTATTACATTATCAAACACTGAAACTGCTAACAGCACAAAATACGTAGGTATGAGAGTTGTAATTACAGCAGGTACAGGTGCTGGACAGTATGCACAAATCACAAGTTACAATCCAGGAACAAAAGTTGCAAACGTGGCAAAAGAATCAGATGGTACAGCTGGTTGGGATAACTGGCACCATAGTAATGCAGTGCAAAACACACTAGATGCAACAACAACATACTCAATAGAACCAAGAGTTTACTTTACTGGTGGAGGCGGAACAGGAGCTCAAGTTAGAGCAAAAGTTTCATCAGGAAGAATTACACAATTCTTTATTATTAATCCAGGTAGTGGTTATACACAAACTCCAGCAATGACTATTGTAGACCCTAATGAAACTATTGAAGCACCATTCCAAATAAGAATAGGTAACGGTGTACTTGCACAACCTACTTGGAGTGCAAGAGGTACTGATTTCGAAACTGCAGGTGGTTCTGTAAGTGGAGATGGATACGGGGATATTTTCCAATCTGAAAAATTCTTAAATGTTTATGGTTTAACAGATCAACCAGAACCAGGAGCAAACTTAGAAATTGCTGGAGACAGTAGATTCTTTAAAATTGTTTTTGTAAGAGAATTGACAGGTAGTGCAGGAAACTATGCCGCAAACTTACAAGTTTCACCAAACTTAGGAGTTGAAACAGCTCCAGTGCATGGTGCAAACTTAACAATAAGAAAGAGATTTAGTCAAGTCAGATTAACAGGACATGACTTCCTTGATATTGGTACAGGTAACTTTGCTAACACTAACTATCCGGGAACTCCTTCAATACCAGCAGACGCGAATGACGAAATAACAGAATCCGGTGGAGGTAGAATATTCTACACATCAACAGACCAAGATGGTAACTTTAGAGTTGGTAGATTGTTTAACGTTGAACAGTCAACTGGATCGGCGAGCTTGAATACAAGTGCATTCAGCCTAGCAGGACTACAAGAACTTACGCTAGGTGCAGTTGGACTTGGTCAAGGTGGAGCAACTATTAATGAATTTAGTACCGACGGTACGTTTAGTGCAAATTCAGATAACGTAGTTCCGACACAGGCGGCTATTATAACTTACATCAATTCACAAATTGGTGGAGGTTCAAGTAGTCTAAACGTTAACGCGGTGACGGCTGGTAAGATCAACCTAACCGGTAACACAATCAGTACAACAGATAATTCACCAATTACTGTAAATACAGGAATGAATTTTAATGGTGGTGTAGCAGGAACTCCTGTTGCATTTTCGTACTTTTTGACGAGCAAAACATAATGGCTAAATATAACTATAGGAGTGAAAAATGGCATCAGGAATATTAGGATCAACAGATCTTTCAGCAAACAGCGATACCAGTGTCTACACAGTTCCGTCTAGTACTTATAGTGTTGTAACGGTGTCTGTATGTAACAGACATGCTACCAATACAGCAAATATAAGACTTGCAATTGGTACAAGTGGAACACCAGGTGCGGCTGATTACATTGAGTACGACGTTGCAGTTGGACCCAACGGTGTGTTAGAAAGAACAGGTATTGTCGCACAAGCGGCGAGGCAGGTTATTGTTAGATCATCCCAAGCATCTGTAACAGCAGTTGTGATGGGAATTGAAACAGCAGTACCGGCATAAATTAAAGGATAGGAAAAAATGGGAAGAAGAATTTCAGTAGGTTCACCAGGTTTAACTATACCTTATGGGACGACGGCACAAAGAATTGCTGGAGCAGGTGACGGAGCACTAAGATACAACACAGATACAACCGTGTTGGAACTTTACAGTACTTCACAAAGTGCCTGGTTACCAGTTGGTACTTTGAGTGCTAAGACAGTAAGTACAACATACTCAGCTAATTCAGGAGAACAGTTGTTCGTTGATACAAATGGTGGAGGATTTACTATTACACTTCCAGGTAGCCCAGCTACAGGAGATGTAATTAGATTTTACGATTTACGTAAGACTTTTGACAGTAACAACTTAACCATTGCTAGAAATGGAAGACTAATTCAAGGAGATGCGGCTAATATGACTGTTAACTCAGAAGGTGCGGCGTTTGACTTGGTATATTCTGGTAACAGTTACGGTTGGCGTATCTTTACTGTATAATATTGTTGGAGAAGGAACCAAATGGCAACATATTCAAGTTATAAAAAGGTGACATCGGATGCTATACCGACCGATACTATAACGGCGGAAAAGTTGGCTCCGGGTGCTGGTTCATGTAAAAGAGTACGATGGATTTATCACCCTAGAGGAATGCAATGTCACGAATGTTCAAGTGCAGGAAACTGTTGTGGACAAGCATGTGGGTATTGTTGTTACTGGTGTGTTCCAGACAATGTATACAAAGTAACCTTTGAAATTTGGTCCGGAGGTGGAGGAGGCCCAGGTCACACTTGTTGTAACTGTTGTTCTTTCTCAGTCGGTGGACACGGAGGCGGTTATGCTTCCAAAACTATTAATACTAATCCTAATTGTAAGTATACGGTATGTGCAGGAGGCAGTTGGCCTTGTGATAAATCACACACTTGCTCAGCAGGTATGGGATGCCGTTCTTATGTGAATGGACACAACTTATCTAACTTTTGTGTTGTAGGTGGCTGTCCAGGTTGGATGTGTAATGGAGATGCATGGGGTCAAAGACATTTAACTAGTCTTTGTGCATCATGTAATATATGTGGAATTTTTGGTGCAGATTTTGGATTTGGTGGATCACCAGGTTTCAAAGCTGGAACCACTACTTGTAGATGTCACGGACAAACTTCTTGGTCTGGAGCAGGTGCAGGTATAGGAAAATATATGCAAACAAGTACCAATGAGGCTTGGTGTGCCTGTGGATGTCATATTAATTGGCCTTCAGGTGGAGGAACTCCTGGTACTAGTTCATATTGTGGAAATTGGGCCAAGTGTTGTGCTGGTGGATCAGGACAAGGCGGCTCAGGAATTGTAAAGATATCATACGTATAGGAAATAAAGATGGCAACATACGCAAGTTATAAAACACTAACATCAGAAAACTTTAACGATGGCAGTATTACTGCATCTAAGTTAGGTGCTGGTGCAGGCCATCAATATTATACAAAATGGATTTATAACGAAAGAGGACTGGCATGTCATCACTGTGCTGACAACGGTAACTGTTGTCAACAAGCAAATGGTAAATGTTGTTATTGGACTGTACCATCGAATGTTAATAAAGTTACGTTTGAAATTTGGTCAGGTGGTGGTGCAGGAGCAGGCGGAACATGCTGTAACTGTTGTAAACACTCAGCAGGTGGATCAGGTGGAAACTACGGTGTAAAAACTATCACTACATCAGCCGGTTGTGCATATACCATATGTGCTGGCGGAACATGGCCTTGCAGTAAATCACATACTTGTGGAGCTAGTATGGGATGTCGTTCTTACGTAAATGGACACAACTTATCTAACTTCTGTGTAACTGGTGGTTGCTCGGGTTGGATGTGTAACGGAGATGCATGGGGACCAAGACATACACAGACCTGTGCTAACTGTTTAATTTGTGGAATATTTGGAGCAGATTTTGGAATAATGGGATCAACTGGAGTTTCAGGTGGTCATGGAGGATGTCAATGTAAATCAGCAGACTGGATGCAAACTGGTGTTGCACCGTTTGTAGGTAAAATGGGTGTACACGCACACGCAGAAGCATGGTGTGGTTGTGCATGTTATACCAACTGGCCATCTGGTGGTGGAATGACAGGAACAAGTTCTTATTGTGGAAACTGGGCAAGTTGTTGTGCAGGTGGCAATATGGGCGGTTCTGGAATAGTAAAGATAACATACGCATAGGGAAATAGAATGGCAACATACGCAAGTTATAAAAAAGTAGCAACAGATTCGATAGTAGACGGTTCTCTTACTGCTGATGATTTGGCACCAGGTGCTGGTCACAGTATGGGTGTACAATGGATCTATAACGAAAGAGGTTTTAGATGTCATATGTGTGCAAGACAATCTGGTTGTTGTGAACAAGCAAATGGTAAATGTTGTTATTGGTGTGTACCAACTGGTGTATCAACTGTTCAATTTGAAATTTGGTCAGGTGGCGGCGGTGGAGCAGGAATGACTTGCTGTAACTGTTGTTCATTTACTACAGGAGGTGGTGGTGGTAACTATGCATCTAAAACAATTTCTACCTCGCCAAACTGTAAATATTCAGTTTGTGCAGGAGGTTCATGGCCTTGTGGTAAATCACATGGTTGCGTACCTGGCATGGGTTGTAAAAGTTATGTTAACGGACACAATCTAAGCAACTTCTGTACAACAGGTGGTTGTTCGGGTTGGATGTGTAATGGTGATGCTTGGGGTCCAAGACACTCACATTCATGTTCAAACTGTAATATTTGTGGAATATTTGGAGCAGATTTCGGAATGATGGGATCATCAGGATGGGAACCAGGACATGGCGGATGTCACTGTTGGTATACATATTCAGGAACAGGATCTGCACCACAATTTGGTAGAATGCAGGTGGGTGTAACCAACGTTGCATGGTGTTCATGTGGATGCCACATTGATTGGCCAGCTGGTGGCGGACAATCAGGTGTAAGTTCATACTGCGGAAACTGGGCTAAATGTTGCGGTGGTGGATCAGGACAGGGTGGTTCTGGTGTTGTAAGAATAACTTTCATGTAAAGATGATAAATACTTATAGGAGCATATAAGCAATGAGAAAAATAGAAAAAACATTTCAGTATCCAATTTGGGATGAATGGAGAAAAAATAGTTTTACTCAGGGTAGAACTGGAACTTTCACATACAAAGGTCCTGAGTTCCTAACTTTTGAAATCAACAGTGATAAAAGCAGTGAAGATTATGGAACAGAAACTGGATGGTGCATGTGGGAAAAACGTGATCTAGAAAGACCAGCAGGTGCTGATGTCACTAGAATTACTGTAGATTGTAAAGAAAATCCATTGCTCTGTGAAATTGGCAATGACGACGGACGAGAAGATATGGTAGAATTCCGTAGAGGTCGTGAATGGAAAATTTTATGGGACGCTCCAGATGGTTATATGGACGTAGAATACACAGATGAACTTGAACCACGTGACGTATATGATGATCAAAATGTCACATATGATTTCGAAAAGGGCGAGTTTGTTATTGGTATTCATGATTGGACAGCTACCGGTTCTGATTTATCATTAACTTGGGCACAGGTTAGAGATACTAGAGATGCCGCGTTGCACGAAACAGATGCAAAAGTTGGAATGACAGATGCTCCTGAATCAATACAAACAGCGTGGAAAGAATACAGACAAAGATTAAGAGATTTACCAGCTGTTATGGAAGCAAAGGGCTATGAACCTTGGCAAGCAGTACAGATGTTTCCTGTTATGCCTAAGGACATGAGAGAGCCTGATGAAGCATCAGATCCAAATGATCCATATAGAGATGGTGCATTTGCTGTTGATGTGGCTGTCGCCGCACAAAAAGCCGCAGGCAAGAAATAATTTTCATTACAATTTAAAAAGCCAGTATTACCTATCACCTTGACTACTACTCCATAAATATTTGCATATTAGGAGCAATATTGTGTCAAGAAAAAAAGCATATTTTATGAACGGTGGTGCAGGTAGAACAGTAGCTAGTATTCCTGCTTTTGAAAAGTTATATGAAAAAGACAAAGATTTTATAATTGTTTGTGAAGGAGGTATGGAATTTTATAAAGGCCATCCTCAATTACATGAACTAGCATACGATCATTGGCACAAAAATTTATTTAAGGACTACATTAAAGATAGAGACTGTATTACTCCTGAACCTTATAGAGTTTGGGAATACTACAATCAAAAATGTAGTCTAGCTCAAGCATTTGATATTGCAATTAATAATGAAGGACTACGTGAAGTACCAGATCCTAAAATATATATGAATAAGCATGAATC